ACCAACAAGCTAGAAAAGACCTGCTGAAAGAACGCTGCCCTTGTGCTTAGGTCAACATCTGGTTGGTCCAACCAAACTGGTCGGGGGTTCAAAGGTCGGCGAGTTGCACCAATCCTTAGATAAGCCCCACATGGCAAAGTTGAGATGGTGTCAGAGATAAGGCTGACAGCAGAGAAAAAGGCAACAATCTCAAAAGACTTTTTAGTGGTGACATTGACACCAGACTCTGACATCAAGCCCCAAGGCTCACCTGCACCCCAAACAGTTTGAAAGCTAACAGCTCTCTGCTCAAAAAGATTACCTAGCATTACTTACCTCGCTCAATAGCTATACCAAAAGTGAGGATGCCAGCACCGAGCAGAACTAGACCTGCTGGTGGGTAAATAAGACCTGCACCTACTGAGATTGTCAGGATGCCAACTGCTTGGAGAATTGTCGCTGTCATTACCAACCTAAATAAAGAATTGCGGAAGTAGTTCCTCAGCCTCTACTCTACCAACTGTTGCCCTATCAAAGGCTATGACCGCTGCTACTGCTGCGTCAATCTTTCGGGGTGATCCTCGATGTTCCTTGACGATGCGTGGGCCGATTCGGTCAGTCTTGATAACAGCGTTGCTTAGGTGTCGGGCTAAAGTTGGGTTGCCGTCATGCGTTAGGTTGCCCTCAGTCACAGCAGTAAATAGCTTGCTACAGGCTGGCACCATGCGACTTGGGCTAGATGAGTTGTATTCCACTACTGGCAAGCCAAGGTCTTGCATAGCTTCCATTGTGCGTTGCCATCTAAAGGGGTCACAGGCAATTTCTTTTACATTGTATGCCTGGCAAAATTGGATGATTTCATCCTCAACCTCTTGGGTGCTGACACGCCAATCATCGGTGTCCTCTGGTTTCTTTTCCCAGACTCGGATAAGTCCGATGTGTGGCAAGGTTTCATCGGTTGGAATTGTGCAGTAAGTCAGGGCTGTGCAGTCACCATTGAATGAGCCGTCAAAGCCAACAATGACTGGTTGCTCAGGGTCAAGGTTTATCTGTTGCCCTAGCTGTTCCCACTTACCAGTTGGTAGCCAAGCATTGAGCGAGCTGACCCATTGGTTCAATCTCTTAGTTCTAAACTCTGGCTCTGGGGTTCTAAGTACCGCTGAGGCAAAGTCATCTTTGGCAACTAGATCATCAAAGCCAGGGTTGGCACTTTGCCAAGTCTGCTCAAGTCTGTGGTCTGCCTCTGGGTCAGCTTCCCACCAAGCCATAAAGAAACTAGGGTCATCTACCTCGCCTGTGCTAACACGCTTGCCGTACTGATACAAGTTGTAGGCGATTGAGTCTTGTCCGGTCATGTCGGTCTTTTGCCCTGCTGTGGTGATGGCGATGAGCTGACCAAGCTTGCCTCGGTTTCCCATCGCTAGTTGGAATACATCAAACAAGGTCCGGTCTTTGTGAGCGTGTAGCTCATCCATAATTACTCGGCTAGGGTTCAGACCTTCCTTTGAGTAGGCCTCGGCAGACACTACTCGGTAAACGCTGTTGGTAGCTTTCACATGAATGGCATCTCGATACAAGGTGCAGAGTTCTGCAAGCTCGGACTGCTCAACCATACGCTTGGCCTCACCAAACACAATCCTTGCCTGTTCCTTTTCTGCTGCAACTGAGTAAACCTCGCCACCTTCGATACCCTCGGCAATCAAGCTGTAAAGACCAAAGGCAGCCGAGCTTAGGGCTGACTTGCCATTCTTTCGGGGCATCCCAACTAAGGCAGTTCTAAACCTTAGACCGCCATCTGCATCTCTGGCATACATGGCTTTGACTAGCTCTTGTTGCCAAGGTCTTAGATCTAGTGATTCACCGGCTCTACCTGCAATGCCGTCTTTACCAATAGACCCAAAAGATTCAGCAAACTCAATCGCATACTGACCATCGCCATCTGCAATCGCTTGCTCAGGTACAGGGGTCAGCCATCTCGGTGGCCAGCTATCCACGCTGTGCCTTTTTCTGCATCAGTTCCTCAAGCTTGCTTTGTGCCTTGACCTCTTGGATGCCTAGCTTTTGCCTAGCCATAGGAGTAAAGCCAAGGGTGTTTAGGTTTTCCTCTATCTGCTTTTCTAGCAACCTAAGTCCGGCCCTCTCATGCCAAGCATCCATGTTGTCCATGACATAGATCCTGAGTGAATCACGCTCGTCTAGCTTTTCACAGGTGAGCATTAGTAGCTCAAGATCGGTGTGAGCTAACCAAGTTTCAGGTCGGCTAAAGGCTCGATTCCAAAGGTTTAGCCCAGACTCATCAAGCCGTCTAAAGGGTTCGGGTATTACCTTGATTGGCACTGGCACGAGCGACATACCTGAGTCAGGGTTCTTAGCCCCCAGCAGTTTCTTTAGCTCTGGGCTTTTTCCAGGGTTAGGCATTTACATCCTTTGGTAGTTTGTCTGACTTTTTCCTGTTGCAGGACCAGTGGGCAGGTCTCAGATTACTCATGTCATCTGAGCCACCCTTGCTTAGGGGTATCCAGTGATCAACTGTTAGCCCTCTTGAGCTGGTCCTCTTAAGGGTTAGGTCAATAGGCTTGTTGCAAATAGCACAGTTGTTGCCATAGACCCTAACTACCTCATCGGCTGCTAGTCGGCTGGGCTTGTTTATTAGGCTGTGCCTTTTTACTGTCTTGATTCGGTACCTGGCTCGCTTGGCTTCGATAGTGCAATTAGGGTGAAAGGCGTTATGGCCACCTTGCCGGTACTCGTAGGTTCTTGGCTCTTTGCACCAGCCACAGTTAGTAGTCACAAAGCCATTGGCATCTACCTTTTGGCGGCGTAATTCTTTGTCCTTGATGCTTTGCTCAATTTTGGTTTTTTCTAGTCGGCAAGGCTTACTACATTACGCAAGAAAACTCAGAATGCTCTAACTGGGCTGTTGAGAAAGAAAACGGCGAGCTAGTTGCTTGCCATGACTCTAAGCAGTCAGCCATTGACCAAGCAGTAGCAATTAGCCTTGCTGAAAAGACAGAGTTTATTGGTGAGCGAGCAGCAGTTGGCTCACTAGAGGTTGGGGACTTTGTATCTTGGGCACCGCTAGATCCTAGAGTTGCAGCTCAGGTAGCAGCAGTTGAGAATGACTATGCAGTAGTCAAGCTGTTTGAGTATGAGGATGGCATTTTTGAGCCAACCGACAAGCTCATGGTCATAAATGTATTCCAGCTAGAAAAGATACCAACCCCAAAGATGATTGCTGTTGAGGTTGAGATGGATGAGGAACTGGACCCCAACTATGTTGAGGATGAGCCAGTTGCATTAGAGGAACCAGACGAGCGAGCCATCAACCAAGAGGCACCTGCCTACATGAGGGCAGCAGCTCGGCGTGGACTTGAGTATTACGAGCAAGGTCTAGCTGGCGATGGTGTCACACCTGGCACTATCCGAGAAGCTAGAGCAATGGCAGAGGGCACAGTCAGCGATGACAAGTGGATAAGGATTGCAGCTTGGATTGCTCGACACCTTGTGGACCTAGATGCCCCTGATGCTAATCCAGAGTCGGACAACTACCCATCAGCCGGTGTTGTTGCTCACTTGCTTTGGGGATCAGGCCCAACTAGGAGAGCTGCACAACGCACCCAAGACTACGCTGATTCAGTAGTTGCTAGAATCAGAGCAGAGGAAACTAACAGCATGGACAATAAAAACAAGTGGCTAGATGTAGCAAGAGCTATTGCCCTAAAGATTGACGGCCCAAAGGCTCAAGAGTCAGAGGTAAGAACCAACACTGTTGACTTTGAGGTCAGGGCTGAGGGCGATGGTATGACCTTTACTGGCTACGCTTCTGTTTTCAATTCCCCATCACAAGACCTTGGTGGCTTTATTGAGTATGTTGCCCCAGGTGCTTTCAAGCGTTCCCTACAATCTCGCAATGAAGTCAAACTACTTTGGAACCATGACTCAGGTGAGCCACTTGCATCACTCAGAGGTGGCACCATGCAACTTGTCGAGGATGAAGTGGGCCTAAAAGTATCTGCACAGCTACCTAACACCACAAGAGGTCGGGACATCGCTGAGTTGCTTCGCACTAAGGTAATTGACTCTATGAGCTTTGGTTTCAATGTCATCAAAGACACATGGTCAAGAGATGGGCAGACTCGCACACTAGATTCAGTTAGGCTTTTTGAGGTTTCAATCGTAAGCTTCCCAGCCTATGAATCAACGACTGCAACAGTACGCTCACAGCCAACCATCAACCCTGACCAGCTTGCCGATGCTTTGCTAAAGCTAGAGTCTGGTGAGGAACTAGACGAGGAAAACGCAAACTTGATTACTGAGGTAGTCAATAAGCTAAAGTCAAACCCAGAGGTCACCGAGGATGTTGCAGACAACGGCCTTGACTTGCTGGACCTAAAGAAAAAGCAATTTGACCTACTACTGAAAAGGATCTAAACATGGCAACCAAAGATGAAATCAAAGCAGCTCTACTAAAGGCAGCCGGCAACCCATCAGCAGGTATCATCAAAGACCTAGCTGATGACTTTGCTCAGGCAGTCTGGGAACTAGACAACACAAACTCAATCAACCCAGCCAAAGAGGTTAGGATTGTTGACAGTAAAGAAACTCGCTAACTCGTTTCTTTAGCCCCAGCTCGGTCCCCCTTCCTGAGCTGGGGTTTTCTTTTGCCTATAAACTTGTTGTTATCAGTTGAGTGTTAGCACCGCTGTGTCTGTTGAGTGTCAGCACCGCAGGAACCCCCTCAAATCAAATTATTAGGAGAATCATGTCTGACTTTATCAAGTCACAGATGGATGCTCGCAACAACCTCATCGCACAGGCAAGAGAAGTTCTTGACATTGCTGAGGCTGAGAAGCGTGGTCTATCCCCAGAAGAAAACCAAAAGATTGCTCGTATCGAAGCTGACATTGACTCAGCCGACACAGCTATCTCAACCGCTCGCTCAATCTCTGAGCGTGAGGCTCGTGCAGCAGAGGCAGCAGCTTCATTCGCACCATCAACAG